TCAATTAAACTTGATAGAATCTGTGGAAAAGCAGAATCAGGTTTGCCAGGAGATTACGAAGGACTTATTCCAGATCTTACAGGAAATGGCGACCTCACTAACGGAGAGCGAATTGTTGTGTTCTCACAGTTCAAGACGCCGCTTGCTGAGTTGGAAAGCCGCATTAAGGACGCTGGAATTTCAGTTGTTAGATTTGACGGAGATACTCCCGAAGATATCCGAAACCAAGTAAAGATTGACTTTGATCGTAAGTATTGCGACCAAATCGGATATGAGCCAAAGTGGCAGGTAGTTCTTGCTAACTATAAGACCGGTGGTGTAGGTCTAAACTTTACTGCTGCAACGCAGATGATTATTCTTGACGAAGAATGGAACCCGGGAAAGCAAGAGCAGGCTTTTAACCGTATTGATCGTATCGGACAGACAGAAGAAACCACTGTTCATATTCTTCGGCTAGAAAAGACAATCGACAATTGGATGGCTGATTTGATTGACTCTAAGCGTGATATGATTGAAGGTTTTGAAACTAAGGTTGATCTACAGGCATCTCTGCTCAAGGCTATGCAAGAGGGAGAAATGGACTAATGAACGAGTTTCCAGTGGAGTTTCCAGAACTAACTGTGATAGAGTGGTTCTTAATAGTAGTCGGACATATGAAAAATGGTAGGATATATGTCAATATAGTTGAAGGCTTTCCTTCTGAAAAAGAAGCAAGAGAGGCTGCTAAAAGACTTAGAAATAGGAAAGATTTCAAATTTCGTAAAGAACATAATAAGTTAAGTCTACATGTCAGACCACTATATCAATCTAAGGAATTAAAGTAATGGCTGCACTAATAATTGTTGGCATCGTGGCCTGTGGCCTAGTGGCTTGGCATCACGGACTCAACTAAAGGTGTTGTCCTAACGGTAGTCTGTGCTACACTAGAGACATACAGACTCCCGCTAGGGTCGAGATTTGACTCCCCTACCGGAACAAAGGTGACCCCCGGTCCCCTTGCCACTCGGCGGGGACCGGGGGTCTCAGGCTTTTAAGGACAAAATATGAGAACAACCACAATTACACATGCAACTTATCACGTACAAGGTATGAAAAGACCAGAGCCAGTTTGGGATCATTTTTATTATGATCCTACTACAATGTCTATCGAACGCATTAGACAACAAGCCGCCTCCGCTAAACACTCTGTAATTATACATTATCACAGATATAGAGCGACTTGTGACAATACCTCAGAGCATGAGTATTACGGAGATCAGAATCTTGAATAGTCTCTGTGTTTATTGCCTACAGGGATATACCTGGGAATGTCGATCTGGCTGCAGTGATAAAGTCACCGACGTTACTCCTGTAGATGAAGATAAAAAAGAACGGGGCGGTCAAATAAAAGACCGAGCGTCTGTTAAAGATTTAGAGTCTACAGGGCGTAAGCGCGCCGCTGAAATGTATCCAATTAAGGTAGGAATGCCTTGTGAATGGTCTGGACTTAAGTTTGCCGGCGGCGGCGTTATTCCTATTATCGGGTGTAGTGGTGGCGTGGCAACTAATCGGCATCACGGGCCTGACAAAAATACACTTAATAACGAGATGGGTAATGTTCATCGCATATGTAGCACTTGTCATAATAGGTATCATGCTGCTAATGATAAGTATTATGTAGGCGAAAGACCTTCTGGCGATAATCCTTGGCTCCCTGTAGGAAATTTAGTTCCTCATGATTCTATAACGAAAGCAACACCCGAAGAAATAATAGAAAGCGAACTAAAATGGCGAACCAACCAGTAGGAGTAAAACCATCAGTTGAGAAAGTTGATAAAGAGGAAGCGCTTATTCAAATTAGACAGGAGAAAGATAGAGCAGATGCTTTAGAAATTCGAGTAGAGCAACTTCAAAATGAGATTTACTCTACTAGACGACTAGAGGCGCTCGATCTCGCTATTAGATTAAACCCAGCTCAGGCAGATTTAATTAGTTTAGCAGAACAGATATATCAGTTCCTAACTAAGGACTTGACAGGCAATAAGATTTAGTGTATACTAGACCTAGGAAAATATTAACAGGAGTCGAGTCGTGACAGCATTAATTAGTCAGTCGGAAGTCGATCAATTTCTTTCCTGTAGTAGAAAACATTACTACGCTTTTGGAGAAAAATTACAGCCTCGCCATTTCGGACAAGGACTGGCTAGAGGCTTACTAGGTCATCTAGTTTTAGATGCATACTATTCTCAGTTCATAAGAACTAGAACTTCTATTGGTCTACGAGCATCCTCAGTCGAGGACGTCCAGACAGCTTTATCTGTGATGAATCAGCCAGAGTATCTATCTGATCCTGTTCTTCTTCTAGAACTTCGTATTCTCTTAGAAGACTATTTTAGATTTTACGATGGAGAATTGAACGAATGGGAAGTTCTCGCTGTAGAACAGGAATTCAGATTAGATAATGAATTTCCATTTAAACCTGATATGATTAAACGTCACAGGACGACTGGAAAAGTTCTAGTTGTTGACCATAAATTCTTATATAATTTTTACTCTGACAGTGCTATAGATATTATGCCTCAATTGGCTAAATATGTAGGAGCACTCAGAAAAATAGGCTTTCAAGTTGATGGAGCAGAGTACAATATGCTTCGTCATAGAAAGAATGCTACTCAAAAATTTAAGAGAGTCGAGGTAACATTTACTGATAAGAAGATTGATACCTTCTTAAAGGAACAGAAAATAGTAGCAGAAAAGATCAGAGAATTTAGAAAATTACCTCTAGATGAATGGCGTGCTAGTGTATACAGAACAGCGAGCAGTTTTAACTGCCAACACTGTTCTTTCTTAGCGCTATGTTCTACGGATCTTAATGGCTACAATGGTAGAGATTTGTTGGTTAGAACTTCATATGAACCTAACACTTATGGTTATTTATCAGATGTAGAAGGAGAAATAATAGAATGAGCGACGAACCAGTGTATGTACGAGTTAGTAGTAAACATGAGTATGAAAGTGAGACTGCTAAATCTGAAGAGTCTTTTGGAAAGTTGAAACTACAGGTATCCTATTTAGATGAAGCCGTGTATGATCTGAGTCTTAGACTTAAGCCGTTTATGACTCCAGAAATAAATACATCACCAGCACCTAGTAGCAGCGTTCCTGAGAATTGTAGTCCTTATTATGCGGAACTACATACATTAGCAGATAAAATTGAACGTATTAGAATTGCTATTATAACTCTCAATGAAAGGATCGAATTGCCATGAAAAATCCTGTAGAAGTAATAGTTCTTATTAAGAGTTCGGAAGGACTTGCTACAATGGGTCCTTTTAACATTGTAGAAGATGATGTAGAGCAAATAGAAGATCTACTTGAAGGACTGAGTATCTGAAATGGCTAGTCCTCAACAGTTATTGGCTGCTCTTGAAAGTTCTTTTGTTCCACTTGAAGAAACTGAGGCTTTTGGAAAGTTTCTAATTTATGGAGCGTCAGGAACAGGTAAGACTGTATGGGCAATGAAACTTGCTCAGGAAATTACTCCTCCTGGCAAAGATATCATTTTCATTGACGCGGTAGAAGGATGGGTAAGTTTAATTAACCATCCAGAACTAAAGAACCGTGTTAGAAGAACTAGATATCAAGGCTTATCTCAGATTGAAACACTTTGCCAAGCAATCCAAGCAAAAGCAGGATCATTTGCTAATGTTGGATGCATAGTCTGTGATGAGTATTCAACTATGGCTCGTAATGATGTTGATGTAGTTGTTACGGCCAGAGCCGCTAAAGAAACAGAAAAAGACCCAGATGTTGCTACATTTACAGACACCGGCGCCTCTACTCGACGTATGGATAGAGGCACTCGGAAACTGTTAAATGTAACAGCAGATGGAGTTCATCTGATTATAATCGCTCACGAACGAAAAGATAAAGATAAAAGTAATATTGAAGTGTGTGCTCCATCTTTTATGCCAGCGTTTAATGCTATTGTAAAAGAATCTATGCACGTAGTCGGTCGTATGTCGGCTAATGAAGGTATAGACGACAAAGGCAACCCCGTATATAGATGGAGTATTCAAGTCCACCCGACAAGACAAGTTGTTGCAAAAAGTCGAGTTGGTGGTTTGGCAGTTCATAACTCTCCTGCTAGGTTTATCTCAGTGACAAAAGCCTGGCTAGAGGGTACAGGAACTACCGAAAAATTAGATAGAAAACCAGTTAATGATATAATTGAAGTCGAGTCAGCCGATGATGAAACATTCGGCGGAATAATGGAGAACTAACAAAATGTCTATTTTCGGTGATCTAGATATCGCTAATGCTCAAGATGACCCATTTTCAGTAGCACCTGGTACATATCCAGCCACAGTATCTGACGTCGAGGTCAAGGATAATAAGGATAAGACTCTAAAGGGTCTCTGGATTACTTATACCGTCCAGGGAGAGCAAGAAACAGGCAAGAAAGTAACGGAATGGAAGACTATTCCAAGTCCTGTCGACCCTAAGAATCCTTCTGCTCAAGATCAACGTGACATGTCTTTTCTAAAGATGCGTTTAAAGTCTCTAGGTGTGCCAGAAACACGTATGAACACACTACAGCCGGAAGATCTAGTTGGTACTGATGTTGTAATTACTGTAAAAAAGAACGGTGAATACACTAATATCACTAAGGTCGAAATTTACACAGGTAGTGATCTTAGCGATGCAGTCTCAGATGGGGATCTAACTAATCCCTTTATGACAGAAGAACCCCCTTTCTAAAATAGAAATGGTATCCCTAGTCTGGAGACATAAGTAGGGTTCGATTCCCTACTAGGGAGCATGGATATTAGAGAACACCCTGTAGGAGATATAGTAATAGCCTACAGTTGGAAAGATCATGTATTACCTTTTGGACCTTCGGGGTCCCCGTATCATTATATGGGTATTCCTCTTACTTTTAGGAGTAAACTATGTTTTGGAGTATTTGGTCCAGTAGAAGGTAGACATTCTTATGAATTCCTCAATATCAGAAGTGCCAGTAATAGAGGGAAATTTTGTCGCATCTGTGGAGGGTACCCATCCTACACTATACGTAAATGTGTCAATTGTTCTAATATATTCATCAAAGACTTCTCTAGTTCCAAGTATTGTGATTTGTTCCCTTATTGTTGGACCTGTCTGCCCAAATTGCCGTGGTCATCTTGTCCCTATCATGTTAGTCCGAGTGGGCGGTATCTTGTAGAATTACAGCCCCTAGGAATAAACCCAAGAACTTTTACTCAAGAGGAATTAGATTCCTTTGATCCATTCTCATTTGATCTATTTGCGGAGTCTTAATGTCAGAAGTCGCTCAAGAACTTTCAGAGTTCTTTGATACTTTATGGGGAGATCAAGAGGGTTTTGTCTACCTGCCAAACAAAGATATTAAGAATCCAGAGGACCCGGTATGGACTAAGATATTCTTTAAGTGGCCTGAGCAAAAGGATAACGTAATAAAGTACTCTCTAGTTACTAGCGCTAAAGGGCTAGAGGTATTTTGTGCTCCTTCTATCTTTAAAGAAACTAGGGCAACTAAAGATGCAGTAAAAGGATCTTATGTCCTATGGGCTGACTTTGATGGGAACGCTCCCGCAGAGTGGCCTGCCACGCTTGCGACGTCGGCTCAGGACAGCCCTACACACGTACCCCCTCCTACTATGAGGGTTCAATCGTCTAAGGAAGGTAATGAGCATGTCTACTGGAGACTCGAAGAATTCTGCGAAAACATTGGACAAATTGAAGATCGAAATAGAGCTATCGCTTACACGCTCAGGACGGACGTCTCGGGTTGGGACTGCAATCAAATACTTAGACCCCCAGGGACCACTAATCACAAAAGACAGTTACCTGTCACATTACGCAATATTGAACGCAATTTATCCGGAGGATATTATAAACTCGATGCTTTTAGAACAATTCCAGCAGCTATTCAACTCGTTGATTCAAGCGTGGACGTCGAAAATTTACCAGGAATTGAAAGAATTATAGCAAAATATCCTTGGGATGAGCAGCATTTTGCTCTCTTTATGGGTACAGTAGAAGAAGGTCAGCGCTCACATGCTTTAATGCGTATAGGCTATTTCTGTGCTGAAAAAGGCATGACAGATACAGAAATGTATGCTGTACTGAATAATGCCGATCAGCGTTGGAAAAAATTTGTAGGACGCAATGATAGACACCGACGTCTTTTAGATATTGTAAATAGGGCTAGACTTAAACATCCTGTAGGAGATTCTGAATTAAATTTCAGAGGATTACTTGGTAGTGACGAAGGAACTACTACAGGTTCTACTGTAATCTACAATTTTAAAGATTTTCTTAATACTGATCTAAAAGTTGAATGGGTAGTAGAAGGTCTCCTAGAAAAAGGAGGCTTTGGTCTAGTTGCAGCAATGCCAGGTGTAGGTAAAACACAATTTTCGTTACAACTAGCCATTAGTACAGCACTTGGGATACCTTTTCTCGGATGGAATATACCCTCAAAGCAAAAGGTCTTATTTTTAAGTCTAGAAATGAGCCATGTCTCGTTAAAATATATAACAGAGATAATTGCTCAAGGCTATACACCAGAAGAACTTGAGATAATAAATGAAAATGTATTAATAGCCCCAATTGGAGAGGCTATTAACCTTGATCGAATAGAAGGCATAAGATTTCTTGAGTCTTTAATTGAGTCCTACAGGCCCGACGGCATAGTTATAGACTCAATGGGTAAACTCTCTAATAAAGAAATTAGCAATGAAGTAGTAATTAAAATATTGAACAATCAGTATATAAGACTCCGCAAAAAGTTTGGGTGCTGGCTTTGGTTTATTCATCACAATAGAAAAGAAAACGGAGATAATAAAAAGCCAACTAACCTAGCAGATATTTATGGTAATCAGTATATTACTGCTGAAATGACTAGTTGTCTTATCTTGTGGAAAGAAAAAGAAAAAGATGCTAAGGGTGATAGACTAGTTTCTTGTATACCTGTTAAACAGCGACTATCTCGTGAGCGGCCCCCATTTGTTATGGAGCGCACAGAGCATCTAAAGTTTGTGGAAAGAGCCAATACATCGACTGCTGAATTTATAGCGAATCTAGAAGAAAGTTTTAAGAATGACAATACAGAGTCACCCTTTAACTTTAGTTGAGATGATAGAGGCTATAAAACAATCAGATATAATTATAATAGACACAGAGACTAATGCAGAGGATATTAGAGATGGTCGTGGTTATGGTACTGGCATTTCCATTGCTTGCTCTCCTAATGACAGTGATGTCATATTTGCAGAATACTATCCGTATCGTCATGTCACTCTTGACGGACGATCATATGGAGAAAATTTGTCGGGGGAAGATAGAGATAGACTTAAAAGTTGCATTGAAAAATATACTGGATATATCGTTTTTCATAATGCTAAGTTTGATCTATGTAGTCTTAGCACTATGGATATTAATTACCAAGGGAATTTTTATTGTACACTTTTAATGGCACATTTAATAAATGAAAACTATCCTTACAGCAAATCCTTAAACGCGTGTGTAGCAGCGTATGTCGATAAAAATGAGGCTAAAAAAGAAGAGGAACTTGAAAAAGCAGTAACTGCTTTTGGATGGGCTAAAGTACCATTTGAAATTATGCGCCCATACGCTATTTATGATGCTGTCCTAACTTTAAAATTATTTAAGGCACTGAAAAAATATTTCGATGAAGAAAATCTAGAGACGTATTGGAAGCATAAACAAGAATTTATTAGAACTATTATCGCTATGGAGAGTAGAGGAATTAAAGTTGATGTTTCTCTATGTAAAGAGTTAACAGAAATTGGAACTAGTGTTCTTGCGGATCTAACCTACGAATTAGGCGGTAATCCAGGATCGTCAATCTTTCTAAAAAAGATATTAATAGATGATTTGAAACTTCCTGTAGTAAAAAGAAGTACGAAAACTAATGCGCCGTCTTTTGATAAAGAAGCAATGACTATTTATGATGAAATATTAGAGCATCGTGATAATCCTACAGCCAACTTAATTAAACAGTATAGAGGCTGGCAAAAATCTGTAACTTCTAACTACTTACCATACGTAGAATTACTATCTTTAGATGGTAGACTTAGACCTAATTATAAACTTCACGGTACTAAAACTGGTAGAATGTCTTGTGAAAAACCTAATCTACAGCAGATTCCTAGGGTAAGTGACAAACCTTGGAACGGCAAGATGAAGGCTGCATTTATTCCAGAAGATGGTTTTGAACTATGGGAATTTGACTACTCCCAACTTGAATTAAGACTAGGGACCGCTTATGCAAAAGAAGAAACCCTTAAACGAGTTTTTGCAGATGATAGAGATATCTTCTCAGAAATGGCTACCACTATTGGAATGTCAAGACAAGATACGAAAACTCTTGTCTATACGACCCAGTACGGAGGAGGAATATCGCGAATTAGTCACGTATTTGGAGTTAGTGAGGCGAGAGCAGCCGAACTTAGACAACAGTATTTTGACAGTTACCCTGGATTTGCCATTATTGGACGATACGCCTCAAACATGTGTAAACAAAAAGGGAAAATTAAACTATGGTCCGGTCGATATAGACATTTTCAATCTAAGAAAGATGATGCCCACAAAGCCTTTAACTCAGTTATCCAGGGTGGAGCCGCAGATATTGTTGAGCACATCATGGTTAGACTCTTTAAAGAAGTCGATGATCCAAATAAATGCAGAATGCTACTACAAGTTCACGACTCGATTGTATTTGAGATTAGAAAGGATTGTCTAGAAGAATACAAAGAAAAAATTCTAAGTATAATGTCAGATATTAAACCTGACTTCGGAGTAAAATTCGCAGTAGATGCTCACAGATGGGGAGAATAACTATGGAAGAAGTAAGAGCAAATAATGTTTGTAGAGAATATAAATGCACTACTGAGGAACCAGTGTTTAAATTTGATAGAGATCCTTATGATGTAGTAACAAATGCTAGAGTTGAATTTTTAACTGCTCATAGTCCTATAATACAACCAGTTACATACTGTATGAATCATTATAATGAACGTATTATAGCAGCACTGAACTCTATAAGATGGAAGGCCGAAAGATGACCCTGCAAGTAGACCAAGATAGTATGTTCTTAAATGGACTAGCAAATAGAATAAATAAAACTGCACATGATAAAGGATGGTACGATAACGGTACTAGAAACTTTGCTGAGGTTATCGCATTAATGCATTCTGAACTCTCGGAAGCATTAGAAGACTGGCGTGACCCTACATCTAAACCATTTAAAATGATAATGGGAAAGCCAGAAGGATGGGCTGTAGAACTAATAGACTGTATGATTAGAATTCTAGATACCCTGGCTGAACAACAGATTAATATTGACTATTTAATGAAACTAAAAATTGACTATAATGAGAATCGTCCATATCGGCATGGAGGAAAGAGAGCATGAAATTATATATTGCCGGACCAATTAAAGGCAAGGCTGATAAAAATGAGTCAGCATTTAGATTAGTAGAAAGAAAATTACAGTCTTTAGGATATACTACTATTGTACCTTTAGATATTCCTCCACATAAGCACGAAGGAAATTGTCCTGGTAATACTTCCGAAGCAGGAGAAGGGGAGCACAAATCAGGCTGCTATATGCGTAATGATATTATAGCAATGCTTAAATGCGACGGTATCATTCTTTTAGATGGATGGGAAAACTTTGCCGGTGCTAGGATAGAGTTTTTAACTGCTCAGGCTTGTGGTTTAGAGATTAAATATCAATCAGATTATTTTAAGGAAACAATATAATGAATGATCCTATAAATCCTACACATTACAAAACTCATCCTTCTGGCGTTGAGTGTATTGATATAACAGAGCATATGGGATTTTGTTTAGGAAACGCTGTGAAGTACATATGGCGTGCCGATGAAAAAGGACAAGCAATAGAGGACTTAAAAAAGGCGGTATGGTACATTGAGCGAGAAATTGCGTTGCGAACTAAGCGGACTACTCAAAACTGAATGTGCTCATTGTTTAGGACATTTACTAGAGGAAGAAAAAGTAGATGAATTCTACCAAAGTCCAATTGCCAGGGCAGCAAGAAAAACCACCCACCATATTATTAGCGATAGACCCAGGTAAAGATACGGGATGGTGTATCTTTCTAGACGGTAAAATAAAAGATTTCGGTATCTGTAGAGGTCTAGAAGAATTTATACATTATATGGAGAGTTTAGATAGAGTAGATCAAATAGTTATGGAAGAATTTAGACTATTTAAACACTTAGCCCTACAGCAATCTGGTTCTCGTATGGAAGTTACACAAGCAGAAGGTATTGTAAAAGCATGGGCATTGAGACATAAAGTACCCTTAGCCCTACAGCCCGCACAGGACCCGCTAAAAATGGGACCTATGTGGAGCGGAGTAGTAATGCCACGAAATCATAGAAATAGCCATAGTATCTCTGCACTATATCATGGAGTATACTGGCTAGTTAAAAATAATATGTGGGAGTGGGAAATTTAATGGGACGACGCGCTAAGTCTACAACTGACAAAACCCTCGATTTTCTTAAAAGTGTCGGAATGGACACGAGTAAGATCGAGGGTCTACTTGAAAATGTTAGAGACTATAGAGATTTAGATTTTATCTCTGAAAAAGTCTACTGGCAGGCAAATAGCAACGCTACCTTTCTGAAGAAATGGTCTAGAGTCGCATTGTTTAAAACATGCGACCATTGTGGAAAACAATTTGCTACTAACTATCATGGTGTAGCATATTGTTCAACTTCCTGTGGTGCTAAAGCCTTCACAGCTATGACAAAAATGCCTTGGAAATATACTAGGAAAGCATACTCTAAATCTTTAGAAGAAAAATGGAAGGAGTACGAACCTCCACAGACAGTGGATGCTGATTTTCTAGCAACTCTAGAATATATCTATTTAGAACTTCAAAAAGCTATCCAAGAAGGGAAAACTCAGGTATATCAAAGTCTTCCAGATACTCCAGATGAATCTGATCCTTTTGAAAACGAAGAACTTGGAGGTTTTTCTCTGGAGGATTTAGAGCTTTCTGAGCCCAATCAGATAGAGTTTGACGAATTCCAAATGGAAGATTTCTGAGTTCTAAAGCAGTAAGACCTCCCCATACGCCAAAAGAATGTCCTTCAAGTATTCCAATAGCACGACATTCTTCAATTACTGGACAAACTTCACAGTAATCCTTATATAGAGGTCTTTTCTGAGGTCTACCTCTAACAGAGAAAAATATATCGTCTCTAGGTCCATTTATAGCGCAAATAGCCTTTTTCTTCCATCGTAGGTCAAATTCACGCATAACGTAAGTGTACCACCACTAGTATACCTTGTCAAGGAATTAGTGGTGGTACACTTATTTTATGAATCAGTACCATATTCAAATAAAAGACTGTCAGGCAAGGTAGGTGGTTCTTTTCCAGTATCTGCTGCATACTTAACTCTAAGGTCATGAACATACAGGGCCCATTTTATATCACGATCTCTAAGTGATCTAAGAGCCCTACGTTGAGCCTTACTTGCATTTCTAAATTGAATAGCAATAGAAGTTAGTATAACTAATGCTGAACTTAGAACACCGTTTAATGTTTCTAAGTTTAGCATTACTACCCTTTCCAGGTAATCTGAGCCCCTGCTTCAGCAAGTGTATGGTGATTATATTTAATATCCCATAAAATAATATTCCATATTTGAGACATAAAGAATGCTACAATTCCTAACATAACTGACAGTATCCCCCCTACAATAGGAAAATTATCTACAGGACTAGTTATAATATCCCCAACTGTCAAAATTCCCCATACCAATAAAAGTCCTGATGATACTGACATGGATATAGGATGAAGTCTATACTGTTTAAATCCTATAAATACTAGTATTGCACAAATTGTAAACATACCTGACCAATATTTATCGTCAGTAAGGACATTAAATACTATATATTCAGAACCTGCTGGCTCACTTAGTCTACTAAATAGTGCTAGTATAGCCATTGTAAGTTGAGCGATACCTATTAAAAAAGTAACTCCGATTCTAGATTTATATACTAGATTATGGTCATGCTTTGTCATATTAATCCCATTCTGCGTAAGATGCTTTTTTTATACGCATCTATAGAGGGGTAAGCACCTTGGCTTTTTGTGCTATTAGATGATTTGTTGACAGCACCTGGGCCAGCATACCAAGCAACGGCAGCCCCAGCCGGACCATATCTATCGTAATATTCTTTTAGTTTGAAACTGGCAATTTTCTCCTGTAGTGCTGGCGTTGATAGGAATTGTTGTGGTGTTATGTCAAAACCTAGCGCTTCAAAATCCCAACCGCTATTCTTACCTCCTAAATTACCAGGCATGATCTGATATTTACCCATAGCACCGCTCGATACGTTACGTGCACTATAGTTACCACCAGACTCTTGTGAGGATATGGCATTTCTAAAGGTATTAAAATCTCCGATACCTTTAATACCTTTAGTACCTCCTAAGTAATCATTTGATAGTTCCTTTTGTTGCTTAAGTCTATCAAATGTATTAGGAATAGGAGTATTTCCTACTTCTTGTATAGCGCCTAGTCTACGAAGTAGCGCAGAATGAAAGTCATATGCCATTCTACTATCCTAACATACTTATTGAAATGCCAAATACGCCTGCTCCTGGCGAAACTTGTCTAGTTCTAACATAAGCCCCTGTATGCGGAGATTCCCATACCGTTCCATTTCCTGCGTATATTGCAATATGATGGGCTGAGGCTGGTGATTTTCCCCATGCAACTAAATCTCCCGGCCTAAGTTGATTTATAGGTGTTACTTTACCTAATGTAGAGGCTTGTTGTTTTGCAGTTCTTGGAATTTTCATACCATATTTACTGTATACATGTTGAACTAATCCAGAACAGTCAAAGCCACCTTCTGAAAAGGACTCCCCACCCCATACATAGGGAGTCCCTTTCAGTTTAGAAGCCTCTCTAACTATCTTACTTCGTAAGTCATTAGTCTCATTGGAAGAATAGGCGGACTGTTCATTATAAGTGTTAGCAGGTCTAATAGAATTTTGAAGAAATCTACTCTGAGTCTGTGCAGCATTATTTTGAATAATACCAAGGCGTCGTCTAATGGCACTATCAAAATCAAATTGCTGAGGCTCGGGAAAAGATACTGTCATTTCTTATTCTTCATTTCTAACTGAGCACTCTTTTGATAAGAGGGCTTACTCATGTCAGTAATTCCTAGACCAGTTAGCCAGTTAAGAGCTGTGATACCTTTCTTATCTAATGTAGCACCGCCGGGAAGGTCTAACTGAGGTTCATAACCTATATTAGACTTAGCGGGTATTCCTACAGGTTCTCCTGCCATAGTATTAACTCTGCTGCCATACGGCAACTGATTTAATAGCCAACTAGGCCAATCTTTAATTTCAGATTTAGTACGAGTATTTTGGTCCATAACTATTTCCCAAGGTAGTCTAATAGCAGGTGTAACGCTGCTCATTAAAGTACCCATGGTCCCTAGCGGAGAACTAAAATACTGTTCTAAAACATCTGGCCCAGGGACACCTTGTTTAATTCCGAAATATTTACCCGTACTCCCCATCTGTGGACCTAATGCTTCTTCATGCATCCAAGTTGGGAATAGTTGGTTAATAGGGAAGGGATCAGACATACCCTGTAGGTTAATACCATTAGACTCTGCCATATTATACATAGCCTTAGGATAGATCATAAATCTACCAGGCTGTGTAAAAGCAGCCTCTAATACAAGAGGAATAGCCTTTCTTACCCAAGAGTAAAATAAAATTATACGTCTTAATTGATTGCGTTCAAATGAAGAATAATCCGAACCATCAGGGTGCCATTTACGAACTCTAGCAGAAGCAGTATGGCCTGCGCTTTCAATTGCTTCCTGTAGAGTTTTACCTCTTAGAATTCCTTGCTGTTCAAGTGCATAAATAAAATGAGCCATTCTAACATAATGCTCACGATACTCAGCTACTTTGGTTACTCTA